TCCGCTGTGGTAGCCCACCCGATGCATACAGGGCGGCAGGCTACAAACCGAAAAGCCCGAAGGCCGCCAGCAATTGCGCGGCTCGTTTGTTGGAAAATGATGGAATTAAGGCGAGGCTGCACGAATTGCGGGAAAAAGTGAAAGGACCCAAAATCATGGATGCACAACAACGCAGGCAGAAGCTGACCGAGATTGCCACCAGCCGCTATGTGAAGCCGGATGTGGCCATCAAGGCCATTGATGTCCTCAACAAAATGGACTGCCTGTACGTTCAGAAAACAGAGCTGTCCGGCACTGTGCAGACGGTCCCCGATAGGCTGGTGATTGACTATGGCGATGGCGGTGACGGAGAAGAGGATTAAGATTCCGCCAGCCTTCAAAGGGATGTCGGCCAAAGGCAAGCGCTATAAAGTCTATTATGGCGGCCGCGGCTCGGGAAAGTCATGGGCGGCGGCGAAGACACTGCTGGCGAAGGGTTTTGCTGAGAAACTGCGGATTCTCTGTGCTCGTGAGATTCAGAAGAGCATTAGCGACTCGGTCCATAAACTCCTCAAGGAACAACTTGAAGAGATGGGCCTTGGTGGCTTCTACGAAGTCACGCGGGACACCATCCGCGGAGCCAATGGCACTGAATTCATCTTCAAGGGCCTGCGGACAAACCCGCAGGAAATCAAGTCGCTCGAAGGCATCGACATTTGCTGGGTTGAGGAGGCGCAGGCAGTAAGTGCGGAAAGCTGGGATGTCCTGATTCCAACAATTCGCAAGGATAACTCGGAGATCTGGATAACATTCAACCCACTTGATGAGCAGGATCCGACATATCAGCGGTTCGTGGTCAATCCGCCTGACAATGCCATTGTGAAAAAGGTCAATTACGACCAGAATCCATATTTCCCAGAGGTGCTGCGGCTGGAAATGGAGTGGCTCAAAAAAAGAGACTATGAAAGCTATCTCCACATCTGGGAAGGCGAATGCCGCAAATTCAGCAATGCGCTGATATTCGGTGGCCGTTTCCGTGTAGAGCCATTTGAGACGCCGAACAATGCGCGATTCTATCACGGATGTGACTGGGGATTCGCCAATGACCCCACGGCACTCATCCGGTGCTTCGTAGGCGGCAGGACGCTCTACATCGACGCTGAGGCGTGGGGGATAGGCGTGGAGATAGATCATACGCCTGCATTATTTGACACGGTCCAGACGGCACGCAAGTGGCCAATCAAGGCCGACTGTGCGCGACCCGAGACAATAAGCTACATGAGGCGGCAGGGGTTCAATATCTTCGCCGCCAAAAAGTGGCAGGGCTCTGTCGAGGATGGCATCGAGTTTATTAAGACTTTTGACATCGTCATCCATCCACGGTGCGTCCATACCATCGACGAGTTTAACCGGTACAGCTACAAGGTAGACAAGCAGACCGGCGACATACTGCCGGACATCGTCGACGCATTCAATCACTGCATTGATTCTTTGCGATATAGCCTGGACGGCCTAATCAAAGGCCACGGCTCAATGAAGATAAATCCGAAGGTCATAGCTCAAATGGGTTATAGACGATAGAGAGGGTGTGACAACATGGCTAAGAGGCGGAAAAAGCGTTATATCGACCCGCATATAGTGAGAGATGCAAAGCGAGAAGAAGCACCCTCCTATAAACCAGTCAAAACGCTGGGCTATCGTGGCACAGATGCGTGGAAGGTACATGACAACGCATTGCAGACTGCTGGCATTTACCAGATGCTCAACAATGGCGCATTTGATGGCGCGCAGTCGTTCATGGGCTATATGGCATTAGCTCAGCTGTCGCAGGACGGCGTTATCAAAGCAGGCGTTGACCTGCGGGGGGATGAAATGACACGGCGCTGGATTGAGTTCCAGTATCAGGGCGAAGGCGGCGATGATCTCATCGAATCCATCGAGGCTGATATGGAACGCCTGCACGTGCAGAAGGTTTTCCGCGATGCGGCGCAGATGTGCGGCTTTTATGGTGGTTGTCTGGTCTATATTGACACGGGCGACATCATGGCCGAGGATATGAGGCTGCCATTAGGGGCCGACCGCGACACATTCAAACTCGACTCTATCAAAGGCTTGAAAATCATCGAGCCTTTTTATATTGCGCCGGGACGGTATAGCTGCTACAACCCAATCGACAAGGATTATTTCGTGCCGCAGACGTGGCTCGTCAATGGACGTGAGATCCACGCGAGCCGGTTCCTCTATTTTGCCGAGGACAGGCCGCCGACGCTGCTGCTGCCGTCATACAACTTTTTCGGCGTGCCGCTGGCGCAGACGGTCATCGACTCGGTCATCGGGTTTGAGGAGTCCAGCAAATCTGCAGCGCGGATGCTCAGTAAATATGCCTGCACGGTGTTCAAGACCGACATGAATGAGGTTTTGAACGGTGGCAGTGGCGGCGAGATTCAGAAACGAATCGCATACTTTGCCCATAACCGCGACAACGACGGCATCATGACCGTTGACAAAGAGTCCGAGGACATCGTGCTCTCAAACCATGCGCTCGGCGGTGTCACGGATATTGTGCGTCAACAGATGGAAATTGTGGCGGCCGCGTTCGGGGAGCCCGCGGTGAAGCTCTGGGGCATTTCCCCCGGTGGCTTTAACGCGACTGGCGAGTCCGACATGCAGAGCCACTACGACCACATCAACGCAGTACAGGAGCGAATCCTGCGCGATCCGCTCGAGTATCTGGTCCAGCTTCTCCAGCTCAACAGGTTTGGACAAGTTGACGATGCGCTGAAGTTCGAGTTTATCCCGCTCAGTGATAAGGATGAGAAGCTGCAGGCCGAGGTGCAGAAAATCAAGGTTGATTCCATGTCGCAGCTGTTTGACCGCGGCATCATCTCTGGCGAAGAGGCCCGCCATGTTCTGGCCACGGACCCTGAGAGCGGCTTTGATGATATTGACGAGGCAAGCGTACCAGAAGCGCCTGATCTGGCGCTCCCTGTTGACCCGCCAGGCGGTGAAATACCATGAAGGCGCTAAGGCCCGTGCGGCCCCCGGTGGCCATAGAGCGGGAATACCACAAAAAGCTCAAAGCGATGTTGATGGAGATGGACAGGAGCCTCTACTGGTGGCTGCGGGCGGAATACCGCAAGGCCGAGCCCGAGATTGTCGGAGATTCGGCGCTGGCTGATCTGCGCACCAAGATGAAATACCTGGCCAAAGAGTGGAAAAAGAAATATAACCTCAAAGCGGCCGAGCTTGCGCAGTGGTTTGCCGAAGATGTCCAAAAATGGACGACAGGCAATCTGCAGCGGCAGATGAAGAACGCAAAACTCGCGGCGCTGGGGTTCGACCTCAAGTTCACGTATCATTCCCGAAAAGAGCGGGCCATATTCCAGTCCATTGTCGAGCAGAACGTCAACCTCATCAAGAGCATAGCAAGTGAGCACCTCACGCAGGTGCAGGGCATCGTTTTGCGTGGCATCGAGACTGGCCACGACCTCGGACGGATGACCGATGACCTTGAGAAGTCGTTCGGTGTCACGGAACGGCGGGCGGCCATGATTGCACGCGATCAGACGGCGAAAGCAAGCAACAATCTCTCGCGCCAGCGCCTTCTCGACTATGGCGTGACCAAGGGCAAATGGATGCATACATCTAGCGGTAAGACCTACCGAGATTCACACGTTGAGATGGATGGCGAAATCTACGACCTAGAGGAAGGCTGTTACGACGATGACTATGGCGACTATGTCCAGCCAGGTGAGCTGGTCAATTGCCACTGCGTATGTATTCCAGTTATCGACGTCAGTAGCGGCAAGGAAGAAGGTGATGAAGATGCTGATTAATGACAAAAATATTTTCGACTCCGCTCGGACCATCGACAACAACGGCTATATGCATGTCGATGTCTCCAACCTCACAAAAGAGCAGGTGGTCCCCTATAGAGGGGATACTATACCAGGTTTCAAGGAGCTCGGTCTTGACCCGGAAAAAATTTATATGATCTATCGTCCGGGAGACGAGATCGAAAAAGCGGCAGAGTCATTCAATGGCCTGCCGCTTATGCTTGACCATTGGGATATGGATGCCGACAACATTCCAAAGGAAATGGTCGTCGGTTCCATGGGCACAGATGCGAGATATGAGGCACCATACCTCAAGAACTCGTTGATCGTGACCGATTCCAACGCTATCAAAGCGATAGAGGATGGCAGCTATGCTGAACTCTCAGCCTCTTACGCTTGTGATATAGACATGACTGGCGGTGTATTCGATGGCAAAAGCTATGACGGCGTGATGCGCAACATCAAGGGCAACCACGTCGCGCTGGTGCCGGAGGGACGCGCTGGCCATGATGTAAAGGTCGCTGATTCTGCCCTGAGTGAAGGAGGTGGGGGTGCTATGGGTTGGATGGAAAAAATGAAAGAGGTCCTTTTCGACATTATTTCAGACAAGGAGGCATTGAGACAAATCATGAATGAGAATGAAAAAATCACACAAGAAGAAGTAAAAACGGAAGTCACGCCGGAGCAGGCCGTTGATGAAGAGCCCGTTGACCAGATGGCTGACGAAGTGCGCCAGATGATGGTTGCTGCAGGTCTCGATCCGGAGGATAAAGCGGCGCAGAAAGCGTTCCTTGCTGGTATGGCTGCAGGAAAACCGGTCGAAGATGCCTGCAAAGATGAGACTCCAGCAGAGTCGCCGGCAGCCGATTGCGGCGGAGCCGCCAAAGACGAAACGCCGGCCACGGCACAGGATAGCGCACTGATTCATGACAAGGCGTTCTATGCAGGTCTCTATAAGGCCGCAGAGGAAGTCGCGCCGTATGTCGGTAAAATCAGCAATCCGTTCGCTTTTGATTCGGCTGCAGATATCTACAAGAAAGCCTTGGACAAGGCAGGTGTAGTTACTGACGGCATTGACCCGTCCGCGTTTGGTGCGATGGTTTCAATGCTTGCAAAACCGCAGGCTATTCCGAGCGGTCCGATTGAGAGTGATCCGCTCAACGATGCGCTGATGAAAATCAAATCTTGCTAATCAAAAAAAGGAGTGAAAAACAATGGCAGCATTTCAGAAATCTGTAGGCTTCTACAATGCGCCGGCAACGGTTGGCGATCGTGCCAGCCAGAACCCGACCGTATATATTCCGCGAAACTTCCTTGCGGGCGGCACGGTAAACGTTGGATCTTTCGTATGGCGCGATACGACGAATCCGGGGACGGAGGTCGTCACGACTGGATCGGGCGCTCCGCTGGGGTTCATCGAGCGTACCATCAACCACGATAATTTCAATATCAGCGTAGAGGGCACGCTGGCAATTGCCGAGGGCGGCAATGTTACTGTCGCGCAGCGTGGCGATTTCTACGTTGTAGCAGACGGCACCGTCGATATTGGCGACACGCTCTATGCTAAAACGGCCACGGGCGCGCCGACGTTCTCCAGCTCTTCTGCTGTAGAAACTGGTTATGTCGCAGTCACGGCAGGCTCCAACGGCGATCTGATCGTCGTTTCCAACTGGTTCGACCGCGTGACCATCACTGGCACGGCAAGCGGCACCCTGTCCGGCACGGGCACGGGCTCTTTGAGCGGTTCCGGCACGGGCGAGTTTAGCGGCACGGTCACGGTTGATGGCGAAGGCAATGCAACCGGCACGCTTACTGGTACCGTTACGGTAGCCACGGCCAGTGGCACGGTTTCCATCCCTGCCAGCGGTTCTGTTACGGTTTCTTGATGAGAGAGGAGTGAAAAACAATGGTTGATATGAGACTGGCCAACGAGAAAGGCTTCTCCTTTGGCTCCGCGACGAAATTCATGGATTTCAAAGATCCGCGTGCAATGGTTCAGGACGCTGCGGTGCTGGACCCAAACGCGACTGTCCCGGCGTATATGCGCACTTATGCCAACCCCCGAATCATCGAGGTACTGACGGCTGAGCGCGCATATCGCAAGATCGCGAACGAAGTCAAGAACGGCGACTTTACCACCGCTTTCACGCAGTTCCGCTCGATTGAGTTCACGGGCGATACGCAGCCGTATGGCGATTACGATGGCAATGGCGTTGCTGGCGTAAATACGGCGTTCCCTGTTCGCGAGCAGTATCGTTTCCAGACGACTATCAAGGTCGGCGACCTCGAGCAGAAGATGAACGCCGAGGCAAAGATTGACCTCTTTGCTGAGAAGCAGAAATCTGCAGCCATCAACATCGACATCGCCTTCAACAAATACGCACTGTATGGTGTTGCTGGCAAGGCGGTCTATGGCTTGCTCAACGACCCGAGCCTCAACGCGGCCATCACGCCGATTGTGGTCAACTCCACGCACACGGTATGGGCTGACAAGACGGCCAACCAGCAGATGGACGATCTCAACAAGCTCACGGCATCACTCTACACCCAGGCTGCTGGTCACATTGATGACAGCACGCGCACGAAACTGCTGGTTTCCCCGGCGACGCTGGCGGCAATGAACAAACTGAATGATTATGGCGTATCCATGAAGAAGATGGTGGCCGACACCTACCCGAACATGGAAATCGTCGTTGTTCCGGAGCTTTACAATCCAAC